TGACGTATGGTGATGACAACATTATGGGTGTTAGCGAAGATTGTGAGGGATTTGATCACACTGTTATTCAGGATGCTTTGGCCAAGATTGGTGTTGTGTACACTATGGCTGATAAGTTATCAGAATCAATTCCTTTTATTCACATTAATGATGCCAATTTCCTTAAAAGATCTTGGCGTTATGATAAAGAACATCGTGTCTACACGGCGCCTCTGGAAGAGGCAAGTATTCACAAGATGTTGTGTGTTTATGTGAAATCGAAAACCATCACTGCTGGTGAGCAGATATCTGAGATTATCAGATCTGCACAGCGGGAGTGGTGGCATTACGGACAAGATGTGTTCGAAGAAAGGACTAGTGCCTTGAAGAGTGTTATTGAGGAATGTGATTTGTCATCATATTTCTTCGATCGACCACTCTGTACGTATGAATACTTGTGGGAGCAATTCTATGAGTGTTCGGAGAAAACCAAGTCAGCATTGTAAGCTGGCTTGGCGGCTATGTTAGTACGTCGTAACCAAATCTAACCATTATTATTTAATTTACACATGATCAATTTATATTTATTTGTTTTGTTGTTTGACCATAGTGGACATATTAGTGTATAAACCAAGGGCGATCCCCGAAGTCTCTATTTAGAGATGCAATTTATTGGTTTAATTGCAATTGAAAATAAATACATGAACGAACCTAAGTAAGCCCGTTCATTTGTCTATATTACTTACTGAAAATACTGAAAATAATGGTGGCGACACCCAAAATGTCGCGCAGCAGCCACTGAGTGCGGTTGCACCCCCCCCGGATGAAAAAGTCCAGAATTTGAAATTCGCTGATAGCTCAGCGGGGGAATCGATTGTATTCGAATCGTCAGATGTATCTCCTTATGATAGTGCAGCTATACAAGGCCTCGATTTAGGGGGTTTTGCTGAGAGACCTGTACTAATCAATACGACTACGTGGAGTGAGGGTTCGTTTGCAGCTAGTACTTTCGATCCTTGGACCTTAGTACTATCTGATCCAGTCATTAAGAAGAAGTTGGATAATTATTCCCTGATCCGATGTAATCTCAAATTGAAGTTCATCATTTCTGCATCTCCTTTTTATTATGGTCTTGGTTTGATTAGTTACAACCCTAAACCTTCATTGCATGCTGGCCCATCCATCGTTATTGCAAGTGATGAACAATTAGTAACTTACAGCCAGAGACCCCATATCTATTTCCACCCCTCTACCAATAGTGGGGGTGAAATGACCCTTCCTTTCTTTAATGAGACCAATTGGATGCAGAATAATGCAGCCGAAATTGCGACTATGGGAACGATTAGAATTGACTCCACAACAACATTAAGGAATGCTAATTCGGTAGCTGGTGCAGCCGTTTACATTCGTTGCTATGCATGGATTCAACATCTAGAGCTGTCGGGTCCAACAGTAGTGTTACAATCGAAGAGATCTAAGAAAATTTTCCGTAAGAAGAAGGCGCCTAAAAATTCCTTTAGGGATAATATGGCGCGTTTTTCCGACGCCAGAGATGAGTAC